ATGGGGAGTACAATTTACATAAGCAAGAAGTATCCCTCTGGGAGCCACCCACCACATGATTGATGAAGAACTCTGGCCTCCAATAGATGAGGTACTTATTAGAAAACTAGAAGAGATCTACCCTGATAGATGTCCATCAATAGATGCACATGACCGAGAAATATGGAGGTATGGTGGTCAAGTTGAATTGGTAAGGATGTTGCGATCTGTATATAATGAGCAGAACAAGATTGAATAGAGATGTCAAGAACAGATGCCGCCGTTAATGCTGCCTTTCAGAAATTACTAGGAAGAGACGCGGGTACAGAAGGTAAAACTTATTGGGGTAATCAGTGGGAAGAAATTTACAATAATGCAAAAAATAATCAAGGGATGAGTGACGCAGATGCACAAGCCGCCGCTACCGCAAGCATAGAATCTGGTATTGGTGGCAGCACAGAGGCGTTAAACTATCAAGTAGATACTGCATTCGGGGATCAATTAGGAAGAGAGTCAGGTGTTGAAGGTCAAACTTATTGGGGTAATCAGTGGAAGGAAGCTTATGCAGCGGCAAAAGGAGAAGGGATGAGCAATGACGAAGCAAGAACAGCAGCCCTTGAAAATATAAAGCATGGTATTAGTGGCAGTGCAGAAGCGAAGACATTTGCAAGGACTAACATCGCTAAAGCAAAGACACTAGATGATGCAGGTGTGGCAGGTTACTACAGAGGTGGAGCACGAGATGAAGAAGCAGACTGGTATGAAACTAACTTTACTGAAGATGACCCTAATGAATACGGAACAGGTATGCGTGATGCAGACTGGGCAAACAAGTTAAGTACGTCAAACCTTGAAAATTATTTAGATACTTTGAACTATCAATATGGAGTATTGCAAGGTAATACGGTAGGACAAGAAGGTAGTGAATGGTGGGGGTATCAAAAAACTCAAGGCATTAATTACTACATGAGTGAGGAAGGTGGTGATTATTCTTTTGAAACAGCTAGCAAACTTGCAGACTTTGATATAGCAAGAGACATCAAGCAAAGTACAGGTGCTAAAAACTTTGAAAGATATGGCTCAATTGGATACGGCAATCCTTTGTCTATCAAAACCAATAAAGAGGCTAATGTTGAAGGGACTGCAGGCGACAGTGAATTTGGTATAGAGAATGTTTATTTAAATTTTAACGAAAAGGCAATGAAAGAATTAAGAGAAAAATTTGGCACTGCAGAAGGAGAAGACCTGGTTACGACAGGAACAATTACAGGAGATCAAGGAAATAAAACCTCTGCATTTACTTATAAAGCAGATGCTAGTGCTCCTGGTGGTTTTCGTATTACTGGAAATACAGATGTAGCTAAAGTAATTTCAGGAGAACTTTCAGGAACAGGCAGCGAAGGAACTGTTGTAGATCAAGGTTATCTAAACGATAGAGGACTGCCAACATTTAAAATCCCAGACACCGTAACAAATGTAGATGCTAGTCGTTTCACTCTTCCTGCTAATACTCTTAACGCTGATAACACTATTAATTATGGAGACGCAAGTGATCCGAGCACTAAGCTAAGTCTTTCCAAGTGGACTGATACAGAGTCTGGCAAGGCAGCAGTAGAAGCAGATGATTACAGTTATAAAAACTTAAACATGAACGTCTTCACTGATGTTGATGGCAAAGAATACTTAGTCGCTGGTGCTACTAAAAAAACAGGAGGAGACGATACTAATCTTGGTCTTAAAGATAATGAAACTTTAGCTATAACAGATGGCGGCACTGGAGAAACGACAACTCTTACAGGTGGAACTATTACTAACGTTACTAACGTTACTAACGCGGGAGATACTATAAATGAAGGAGATAATATAGAAGGAGATGAAAGTAATATCTCAAACTATTACTACGGTAGTGGTGGTGGTGGTAAAACTATTGTTAATACCGCAGTACCACAGAAAAGTAAAACAGCAAAACAACAGCAAAAGAAAGAAGATCCAAGAGTTCTTGCTTCTGCTCCTAACAGAAAGCAATACCAAAAAATTAAATCAACACCAGGAGTTACAGGTAATGTTGCTCAGCTTGGAATAGTAACCTGATTAATATCAGTTATTATTAAGTAACTACAGGAACTGATTATGTGCGGTGGTGGACCTAAAGGGCCGTCTGAAGAAGACAAAAAGAAAGCTGAACAAAGACATCAAGAGAACCTTGCTCTACAGAAAGAGCAGCTGGAAGAACAGAAGCGACAGTTTGAATTAACAAGAAAAGATAATCAGGCTAGATATATAGAACAAAAGAAAAAAGCAGAAGCTGCTCCACCCCCTGCCCCTGAGAAGACAGCAGCAGTAGCCGCACCAGCATTAAAACTTACAAAAGCAGGTACTGGTCGCAAAGCATATCGAACATCAAGCAAGCCTCCTAAAGTTGAACCACGAAAAAGAGAAGTAAGTCATGCTGCTAAAAGTCTTTACATTCCTAATTAAATGGATTTAAATATTAGCCCTATAGATTTAGTTCCAGGTAAAGGAGCTAAAGATAAGAAGGAAGGTACTACCCTTGCTGGTAGATACGATCAACTAAAAACTAATCGTGATCCTTTCCTTCAAAGAGGTAGGGATTGTGCAAAGGTAACTAACCCTGCTGCCTGCCCTGACTCCAACATGGGAGATCATGGAAAGCTCAAGACACCTTGGCAATCAACAGGTGCCATGGGTGTTAGTAATTTACAAAACAAATTAAACCTAACTCTCTTTCCTCCTAACACTCCCTTCTTCAAGTTAGAAATTGACAGCCTTGCATTAAGAATAGAAGAGCAAGGACCAGAGATTAAGACAGAACTCGACACAGCATTGGTAAAGGTAGAGCAAGCTGTGATGACTGAGTTAGAAACTATGAGTGCAAGAGCATCACTTGCTCAGGCGTTTCAACAACTAATAGTTACAGGTAACGCCCTTCTCTATGTGCAAGAAGACAGGATCAGAGTCATACATCTACAAAACTATTGTGTCGTTCGTGACCCAATGGATCATGTGACTGAGATCTTAGTAGAAGAAGAAGTATATCCTGAAGCATTACCAGATGGATTCTTCCCTGACCAAGAGAAGGAAGACGAGAAGCTAGGCCCAGTCAAGAAGACAGTAAAGATACATACATGTATTAAGACTGAGAACGGTATTACTCGTTGGTATCAGGAGTGTAAAGGAAAAGAAATTCCTAACACATACGGCATGTGTCCGATGGATGTGAGTCCTTGGATTGTATTGAGATATGAGCGACTAGAAAGTGGGGAAGAGTACGGAAGAAGTCATGTCGAAAAATACTACGGTGACTTGACTGCACTTGAATCTTTGTACCAAGCGTCCATCGAAGCAGCAGCAGCAGCCAGCAAAGTTTTATTTCTTGTAAATCCCAATGGAACTACTAGGCCTCGTACGCTCAGTAGTGCAGCGAATGGTGCAATAGTTCAAGGTAATGCTGCTGATGTGACTGTCGTTCAAGCCCAAAAGCAGGCTGATCTACAAATCACAATGAATATGATTGAGCGTATAGAGCAGAGACTTGAGTTTGCTTTCTTACTTAACCAAGCAGTACAACGACCAGGAGAAAGAGTTACAGCAGAAGAGATAAGATACATGGCACAAACTCTTGAGCAAACTATCGGAGCTTTCTATTCAATACTTACTCAAGAACTACAGCTACCACTGGTACGCAGGTTGATTTATATGTTACAGAAGAAAGGAAAACTACCTGAGTTCCCTAATAGTCAAGAGACAGGTGATCCTTTAGTGCAACCAAGAGCAGTAACAGGTCTTGAAGGCATAGGTAGAGGTGATGATATGAATAAGTTAACTGAGTTCTTGTCTGTTACTCAGCAGGTACTAGGCCCAGAGATAGCACAACAGTATGTAAATTACGAAGAAGCACTGCGAAGATTGGCAGCTAGTGCTTCAATAGATACGACAAACTTAGTCAAGACAAGTCAACAGCTACAGCAGGAACGTGCTGCTGCACAAGCTCAACAACAGCAACAGCAGCAAGAGATGCAGATGATGGAAGCAATGAAGTCATCTGCTATGGCTAAAGCCGTTGACAATTACACCCAACCAGGTTCACCTTATGGCCCCCAGTTCTCAAGAAACTCCGAAGACGGAGCAGCAGGAAGCATCCCTAACACCGTCCCCGATCTCGGGGCAGCAGCCCAAGGACTCCCCAGTGGCCCAGTCCAAGGAGGAGACGAAGCCTAAAGAGTTAACGCCTATCAAGGAAGACAAGGCGGCTGCCAAGAAAAAGAAAGATAAAGAACCGCAAGTTATTAAAGATGATCGCAATCACATCACTATTAAATAACAACCTTTCACCCATCACACCCAATGCCAGATCCAGTAACAATTGTAGAGCCACAAACCGAAGCTCTATCACCAGACCAAAAAGATCAAGCGTTAATAGAAGAACAGCCACAAAGCCAGGAGCCACCTAAGCTTGCAGGCAAATACGATAGTGTTCAAGAGTTAGAAAAAGGCTACGCAGAACTTCAAAAAAAACTAAGCAGCCAAGAAGAAAACGACAAGCCAGAGGTATCTGAATCGAAAGAAGAAGCAGCACCTGCCAACGCTTCAGAAATTTATGGTGAGTACATAGGTAGTCGCCTTGATGAAGCTGGTGTCGATTACCAAGGGATGAATACTAAATGGCAAGAGACAGGCAAGTTAGATGATGACGACTACGCAGCATTAGAAGGTGCTGGCTTTAGTAAAGATATGGTCGAGGCATACCTAGATGGTGTGCAGTACAGAGCAGAACAAGACTCGCAGCTTGCGGCTAAAGAGGTAGCAGCAATTAAGAATGAGTTTGGAGGCGAGCAAGTTTACAATCAAATGATTACTTGGGCTGCTGGAAACTTAGACAAGGGAGAGGTGGAAGCATTTAATAACATGATTAAGACATCCAACCCACATCAAATAAGGATTGCTGTCGCTGGTATTCAGGCTGCTTACATGAACCAAGCACCTAGAGAACCTAAGCTTGTTGGAGGTAGAGCACCTAGAGCAGATACCACTAAGTTTAAGTCAACTGCACAGGTAGTAGCTGCTATGAATGATGAGCGATATGCAACTGATGAAGCATATAGACAAGAAGTACAAGAAAAACTTAGTCGCTCAAAAGTGTTGTAAGGGGTATTATATAAACAACCTAAACATTCTCGTAGAG